TGCAACTGCGTTACAAACCAATTTAACTAACTTAAAATACGACTCAGAAAAAGTATTGAATAACAATATCAACAATGCAATCGGACTAACAAAATCACAGTTTGGTGACTCGACTAATTTTGCTAATTGGGATTCATCTATTTGGGGATTTCAAAATGGATCATATCCATATCTTAAACTTTTTGGTGTTGTTTCTTTACCTTCACAGAAAGTTACAGTAACGCTCAACAGCCATTCAGGCATAGCGAATCAACTCGTAGAAGTGTCTAAGAGGGTTGTGAGGGTAAATGTATCTCACTCAAATCAATTAGACAGCGTACACGCAATGGAATTAATTAAACACGCTAATGTCATGTCACATATTGAGCAAATTGTATCAAGTGTAGTGGCACTAAAAAATGCCAACTTGAAAACATATGAGATCACATCTTATCTTGATGACATAGGTTCATTGGTTACAAGAGTAGTCACTACTCAGAGGTTGATACAATCAACTGTTAATCCAATTGATTCAATTATTATTGTGGACATTCCTATAAGGATTGAGAAACCTGTATATGCAGAAGTATTCATATGTGGAAATCAATCTGATATGGAATACCAACTAAATCAGACGAATGTGGATTACTATTCAAATCAATCAAAATTAAATCAAATTACAAATCTATCAAATATATTTAACATTGAGAACAGTACAGAATTGGAAGTGAACTAAATGTTTTCTAATGATACGGTAAGATTAAAAGTTAAGTTTCGTGACTTTGACGGTCAAGCAATTGAGGCATCAGGTATTACATTAACAATCTACAGTAAGCAACAAGTAGTAATCACAACTATCACGCAAGATTCTCTAACTAAAGAGGATATTGGGTGTTTTTTTTATGACTACAAAGTGGGTACTGAGGATTTCATTTATGAGTTCTCAGGACTTCACAATAATAAACCTGTCCTTTCACGAGAACAGGTGCAAATAAAATTCATTTAATAGAAGGAGAATCATCACATGGAAAAAGAACAAGTGGTAAAGCAAGAGGTTGAAACGCAAGAGATTGAACAGGTTGAGGAAGTTGAGCAACAAGAGGTTAATTTTGATGAAATCAATGAAAATCTTGAGAGAATCAATGCTGACCAAGATCAAATTTCTAAAGACCTAGACGCACGACAAAAAGCAGTATTTGAACGAGAAATAAAATTCGCACTAAAAGAAAATGGCTTAGAAGCATTTGCAGACATTGTTAATCCTAAAGACAATGACGAATTAAATACTATTGTTGCTCAGTTAATAAAAGTAATGAACGAGCAGAAAATTGCTAACTCATACCAACCAAAAGATAACGCTACACAAGACGCTCTCAGTGTCGCTCAACAAAAGGGCGATACTAAAAGTATGATTGCTTCAAAACTAGCAAACCTCTTTAAATAAAAAAAACTAAAAACCGAATGGAGAAATATAAATGTTTACATCAACTAATTTTACTAACGCAGAAAAAATTTCATTATCCCAGGAAATCGCTTTAATTGGAGTCCAAGCAACTCCTTTCACATCTTTACTAATGGCTAAAGGTAATGTAGAAAAAGCATTATCAACAGTATATTCATGGAGAGAAAAAACGCTTGATAACGCTGACGACTTATCAGCAATTGAAGGTGGAGATGAAATTGTATTCCATGAAACTGCTCGTGCAGAACTTTCTAACATTCTTGAAATCTTCAAAAAAGGTGCTAGTATCTCAGGAACAGCAGAAGCAATGAAATCTGTACAATTTGCTGAGGAAATCAATGACCGTCTTTTAGAGTTAAAAATCAATATGGAGAAAAAATTCATTAATGGTCTTAAAGCAGACGGTTCTGCTACTCCTTTCAAACGTCAATTATCAGGTTTAATTCAAATGGCTGACGCTGCTAATGCAGTTGTTGGACTAGTTACAGAAGAAACTATTAAAGAAGCAATGCGTAACCTTTGGAATAACGACCTTGCAGAAGGACAAGTATATGCTTTCCTAAATGCTGATTTGAAAGAAAAAGTTGACGCTATTTATGCTGATAAATATGGTTACAACCATGTAACAACTTCATTCGGTTTATTGGTAGATGAAATCAATACTAACTACGGTGCTGTTAAATTCGTATTATCAAAACACGTTCCTGTTGATAAAATTGTTTTCTTTAATGATGCATACGTTGACCTTGCTTATTTACGTGATCCTCACTTTGAGCAACTTGCTAAAACGGGAGATAGTGTAAAAGGGCAAGTAGTAGCAGAAGCAACATTAAAAGTTGGAAGCAAGAAAGCAGTAGCAGTATTAACAGTAGCATAATCCAATAGCACATCTAGGCACTTACCTTAATTGGTGAGTGTCTTTTTTTATTGAAGGAAATCAATTATTTGCATGAGAAAGGAGAATCTTCATGAATCAAACAGATTTATTCGTGATGAGAAAAAGGAAGCGAATTAAATTAAAAGACATCGCTGCATTTATCGGCTGTTCAATATCTTTATTGTCACGATACGAAAATATGAGCGTACACATGGATTCCAATAAAGCCATTAAGTATGAGCAATACATCAAATCACATTAATTTACTTAACAAGAAAATCCCAAATAAGAAGGAGTTGACCAAATGAATTTTTCAACATAGATTTCCTTTTTCTCACAAATGAATGCAGTCGGTTCAATCGGCTTTTTTAATAGTTTTTAGAAACTAATGAGAAAAAGGAAGTTACACAACTAAAGGAAACTTTATTGATATTCATTTAATATGCAAAAACAATTATTAGATTTATTTCCTCAATGGGTACACCAAAAGCAAGACGCTAATTTAATCATGACTAATGATTTAGATTCAATTGTTTCATGTTCAATATTGAAACAGGTATTCGGCTATGAGGTAAATCAATATTATTCATTTTCTAAACTGTCACAGAAAGACCTTACAGATAACAGAGAATGTATTGGTGTAGATTTAGCAATTAGAAAAGGCAAAACATACGATAATCATTTGACCATGTTCAATGACTCATCAAATGTAAATTTTGAATCAGCAAATATTAATTCTGTATTAGGGATTTCTGCTGAAAGGTATCATGAGAAGTTTGCTATGAGTACAGCAATAATGTTGTGGTCACTTTATGACCTTCCATTACCTAATACATTAGAAGGAAAGTTAATTTTACTTTCTATAGATAGTGGATTCAAAGGACACTATGATGAGCGATTTAATACTGTTCATAATAAATATTTGGAACTAATGGGATTCACTGAACTAATAGATATTCTGAACACTTATGACAAATCATTATTTGAAAAGATTGTCCGTCAAATGAAAGAACAAGACGATAGAGTTTATAGACGTAAGAGTGGTGAGATATACACCAACCTTAATTTAGAAAACACATCAAAATGGTTATGTGTTCATTTAGAAGTTCCTAATGGTCAATTTACAACTATACAAGAATTTGAAAATGAAAAATTCGAGCGTAAATATACCAATGACTTAATGGACTATAAGAGTATTTTCTCTTTTGCACTAACACATAAAAATTATGGAATGATGTCCACATACAGAAAGGAAAAGCAAACATGAAAAACTTAGATAATTTAAACCTTTGTGATAGAGATTTCTATTTCTGCTACACAAAATCAATGAGCATTTATTTAAAAGAACGTGGGATCAGTTACATCTTTAAAGCAAAGTCGATAAAGAACAACGAAACGTTCACTTTGTACATTAAAACAAGTCAATTGCAAAAAGCACTAGATGAATATTCTTCTAGTGCAACCAATAAATTTTAATTTGCTATTGATAAAATCACCCAAAGTGTATATAGGAAGTAATGTAGGCATTAAAAATATTCAGCCACAAGGAGAATCAGAAAATTGATGAGTAATTTCTTTTTTTGTTACAACAAAGGAATGGCAAAATATCTAAATGAAAATGGATTTAAGCATATTACTAGAGCAATAGCACCCCAATCTAAAAAAGTGTTTTATCTGTTTGAAGTAACAAGCGAGTTAAGCACTTTGATAAAGACATATCAAGATTTAGCAGTGCAAGATGTGGTGTAATTTACCCCGAAAATAAATCAGAGTGTGGTGTAATTTACCACAGAATTTGACAGAGGTAGTGCAAAATGTGGTGTAACTTACCCCAGATTTTGGACTGATTACAGAGATACTACTTATAAAGAGATATTACTACAGAGAGAAGCAAGTGAAGTGGGTGAGTGTTACCTACTGACTAATCAATTAAACATAATAACTAATCAGAGGAGAAGATGAACATATGGGACACATTCAATTATTAAATTCATTTACCATGGAAGGTAACGAAAACCATCTAACAGAAAAGGAATTATATCTATATTGCTATTTGCGTAGAGAAAAACATCTATCAGAAGATTTGAAAACTAGCATATCTATCATTGCTGATTTTCTTTTAATTCCATTCAACAGTAAGAAGGATAGAAATGTTAAGGAAGTTAAAGAAGCAATGGTTGGATTACAAAATAAATCGGTTATAACTATTTCAAGTCCATGTGGAGAAATGATTGATAATCCCAAAGGCAACCAATCATTACGAGTTACCTTTACTGAGCGAAAAGATAAAGAGGGATTCTATAAGTTACCATATTTAGTTTTCGACTCCTCAAATGACATATCAGATTTATATGTCCATGTGACAGTTGCTAAATGGAAAGGTTCATTCAATTGTTCATATGACAGATGGGCGAGTATTCTAATGTGTTCACGTAATACTGCTATTTTAAAAGTGGCTCTAGCGATTGAACATAAATCCATTTATTGCAACACTGGGGACTATCAAAGTGATAAGAAACAAGAGGTCAACAAATATAAAATCAGACCATTCAGCAAAGATGAGAAATCACATATGACTAAAAAGAATGAGATACAAAAAGCAACAGATAAAGTTCATGAAGGACAAGAAAACCTCTCTGATTATGATGAGTGGTTAATCAATGAAACGGATATATTCAATATGTATAAAGATGATGAAGGTGTTAGCGTGTTCCCAACTTATGATGATTATGAGTTTTACATGGAAGTTGTAGACAACGTGAAAGACAATGAACCTTCTATACGTGAAAGTTTATTCTTAAAGAGTGCTAGAAAACGAATTGAGCGTCTGAAAGGTAATTCACAATTTCAATCGGAATGGGAAAAGGCAGAAGAAATTTATAATAATAAAGTAAATGGTATTTTACCTGAAAAAGTTACAGTTGAAATGTTGGTTTCTAAAACACCACAGTATGAAGATATGAGCAAAATGTTTTAATTTGTTAATACAAAAATATGAACGACTTACAGACCATTGAGCCAAGTGCTTGATGGTTTTTTTGTTGTGCAAAAGAAAATCACAGGAGGGAATTTATATGGAATTAAAAGAAGCATTAAAGGAATTACCTTATAAGAAACAATTCTACTTTAAGTGGAAAAATGATTATGGAATGAGAAATTCCAAAACAGATGAAGAAGCATTGAAGCAATTGGCGGTTAAAGATTTCTATGTTTTTGAGCAATGGGAATCAAGTTCTGAATATCAATATTTAATGAACATGCTAATCCAATCACGTATAGGTCGTGACCTTCAAGAAATTTATGAGTCCACTACTGAGAAAGCAAAATCAGGTGATGAGAAAGCGATCAAAATATTATTTGAAATTCAAAAGCAAATCGCTGCAATGAATAAGGAAATTTCATCTAAGAAACCATCTAAAAAGAAATCTGAATCCGTCTATGATGATTTGGAGTTGTAAGCATGAAAGTAGAAACTAAACTACAAAAAGTCCTAGATGATTTTACATTGTTCTCTAAGAATTTCATATTTATTACTGACAATGAGAACCAGGTCGTAAAGTTTGATTTAAATGAAGCACAATTAGAGATTAATGACCTCATGAAAAAGAATCGTTTTATTATCATTGGTAAGGCAAGACAGAGTGGAATTTCTACATTTACTCTAGGTAGAGCATTATGGAGAGCATTGACAATGCCAAATGAAAATATTCTTATAGTTTCATATAAAGGTGATTCTGCTAAAGCACTATTTGATAAGTTGAAACAGATGAATGAGTTTCTTCCTAGAGATAAATATCCAAGTATTTTTCCAAATGTGAAGCGGAAAATCGTGGTGAATTGTTATTCTCAAATGGGAGTAGGATTTCATCAGTTACAGCAGGGAGTAAGTCGATTGGACGTGGATCAACTTATACCTATATTCATCTTTCTGAATATGCCTTTTACTCTAGTCAAGAATCACAACTCTTATCAGTTGAACAATCATTAGCAAAAGGTGCTGAATCACAATTGACAATTGAGACAACTTCTAATGGTACAGGTAATCATTTCTATAAAGTTTACATGGCTGCTATGAAGAAATCATCTAAATACGTTGACTACTTTGTTCCTTTCTTCCACAAGTTGTATAAAAAACAATTTGCTCATGATTATAATGAAGCAGAAGCGTGGTTCAGAGCCACAAACGGTGGAATGAGATTAAAACCAGACGATTTAGAAGATGATGAAAAGGTTCTCTATGAAAAAGGTGCTAACTTGAAGCAACTCATGTGGAGACGATGGAAGATACTTGATATGGAAGATGAAACTCAATTTATGCAGGAATACCCTTCTAATCCTCTTGAATCATTTATTTCAACAGGTCGCTCAGTATTTGACCAAACGAAAGTATTGAAACGAATGAGCAACTTGCTAACTCCATTGAATAAGAAAGAATTAGAAAATGAGTTAGATGAATCCCTTTTGAAATATGTAGGTAGGGGATTAAACATTTTCTATTTACCTATAAGGAACATGAAGTACTACGGTGGGGCTGATAGTAGTTCAGGAAGCGGAAACGATTTTAGCACACTAACTATATATGATTCAGATGGACAGGAAGTTATGAGTTTGTATCATAACAAAATTCCTGTCTATTTGTTTGCCGAAATTTTGAATGAGTTAGGCAGATTGTACAATTATGCGTTCTTAGCAATTGAGCGTAATAGTTATGGATTACCTGTAATTGAGCGACTTAGAAATGATTATGAGTACATGAATCTCATGAAGCAAAAAACCTTTGACCAGCGTGGTAAGAAAAAGATGGAGTTAGGATTCACGACTACTGAAAAAACAAAGGCAATCATGATAAGTGATTTCAAAGAGCAATTTGAGAAAGGTCTAATCAACATTGAATGTAAACAGACCTTACAGCAAATGCAAATGTTCGTGGAGACAAATGGCAAGATGGGGAACAAACGAGGTAATTCAGATTTACATCATGACGACAGTGTAATTAGTTCTGCACTAGCGATTCAAGCAATGAAGGCAAATAAATGGTACGTAGATTGATAAATAGAGAGGATTGAAAATATGAATTTAGAACAATACATCAAAATAAAATATGATAATGGTGCTACATGGTTTGTTGAAGAAGCAGGATCAGCACACAATCAAGCACGTTTTCAGGACGTACAAGATAAAAAGAATTACCTAGAAGGAAATCATAAGATTCTTCAACGTGACAACTTTCATTATAATGGTCAATTGGTTGAGCCACGTAAGATTGTATTAAACATGGCAAAAACCATCTTAGCATTTCAAACTCAATTCTTATTGAAGAAACCTGTAAGCATTACAGGAAAAGAACAGATGGTTGAAGAATTTCAAGTTGTAAATAAGTTAGGTAAATTCAACGAGAAAAACATTGAAATCCTAAGTCGTTTATTGAAATATGGAAATGTTTTCGAATATATTTACTTAGACAAAAAAGGTTATATCACCTCAAAGGTTATAAATAGTGATGAGGGTACACCTGTCTACAATCATCATAATGAAATGATTGGATTTATTGAATCTTATGTATTTGATGGAATCAGTTATTATGTTGTCTATCATGAGGACAAGGTACAGGAATGGAACAATGAAGGTGGAGCGTTAAAACTATCTGCACAATATGCAAATCTTAGTGGCTTACCTGTTGCCTATGTTTCTGCTAATGAACACTCAGTA